GCAACCGCAGCATTTAAATCTAAAAAAACTGAGAATACAGAAGCATCATTAAAATCCTGTATTAATTCAGGATAATATGTCCTTACGTAATTTAAAAGTTCAGTTCTTATCGCTTGATAATCTCTGGTCGCATATGATATTTTATTATTTGCCATCTATATTAAATATTGATAATCACAAAATCGCTCTGAGCAAATGTTGAGTTGTTAGTTGAGTAGTCTAGTCTTATTTTTGCAGTATACTCTGAAGTTCCTTTACCAGGAAATCGATAAATTGACGATTCACTTGTTCCTGCTAAATTTTGCCCCGTTCCAATGTCTAATTCTTCTTGTGGGTCAGCAGGTGTTATTGATAAACTATTAACCAATAAGTTTGGCATAAAATTCTCAATTGCATCTCTAATATCAGATTCAATAGCATTAAACGTTAATCCATCAAAAGGTTCAAAAAGAAATTCATATAATCTTGTACCAAATGCGGGTAAAAAATATCTTGACCCTTTTCTTGTTAATAATAAATGAATAAGGTCTGATTTTATTTCTTGGGATTGTAATTCAGTTAATTCCAAATAGTCTCCTCGTACAGAATCTCTGAACGGAAAACTAATTCCATATGTAACACCGTTTGCCATATATATAAATATACTATCCTACTTTTTCTTATAAATACATAAAAACAAATAATCCCGATTATTAGTCGGGATTATTAATTATTTAAGCTGAACATCCAAAACACTCAAATGGACTATCTTCAGGTTTTTGTGTTAAACCCGTTTCAAGGTAATCTACTTTTGGTGTTTCAACTTTTGAGACTTGTTTTTCAATCTTAGATAAGTCTAATGCTAAGTGTTTAGCCCCTGTTGAAATCGCTTTAGTTCTCACATAGTAACATAAAGTCTTTAATCCTTTTTCCCACGAGTGGAAATGTGAAGATGTTATCTTTGACAATGTTGGATTTGACATATATATATTCATAGATTGTGATTGGTCAATAAATGGTGCTCTATCCGCCGCCATATTAATAAGTTCTCTTTGAGAAATCTCCCAAATTGTTTTGTACTTATTAATCAAATGTTCAATTCTTTTAACCTTCTTATCATAGTGTTTATCTTCAGTGTCAAGATAATTGTTAAAGTTAACATTTTGAATTGACCCTTCATTTAAAATAATTTCATTCTTTAATTCTTCACTCCAAATACCAAGTTTTTCAAAATCATTAATCAAATATTTGTTAACAATTAAGATTTCACCGCCAACAACACGTCTATTAAATAATGCCGAGTGAGCTGGTTCAGTCATTTCAAATGAACCTGTAATCTTAGCAGAAGATGCAACTGGCATCTGAGCCGTGAATAAAGAGTTACAAACACCATGGTTAGAAACTTCTAATTTAAGATTATCCCAATCCCATAAACTACCTAATTCTTCACAATTTAATCCCCACATATCAAATTGAAATACTCCTTTTGACATTGGTGACCCCTCAAAGTGTACGTATGGTTTGTATTGACCTGTTTTACATAAAGTCATACTTTCAGTAATTGCTGCAAAATAGATAGTTTCAAAAATATTTTTATTTAATTTTTTTGCTTCTTCAGATGTAAAAACATAGTCCATCAAAAAGAATACGTCAGCAAGACCTTGAATACCAATAGCAATAGCTCTTTGTTCTAATCCTCCCTTTCTACCTTTTTCAGTTGAGTAACTGTTAATGTCAATAACTTTATTAAGAGCTCTAACAACCTTTCTTACTTCACTATAAAGTAGGTTAAAATTAAACTCACCTTTCTCAATAAAGTTTTTCAATACCATTGAAGATAATGTACAAATAGCTGTTGTTTCTTCATCAGTGAATTGAACAATCTCAATACATAAATTTGACTGTTTAATAACACCAATGTTTTGATGGTTAGTTTTTTTGTTAACACTATCCTTGGCACATAAGTAAGGAACACCAGTTTCAACTTGAGATTCTATAACTTTTGTCCAAATCTCCTGAGCTTTAACTTTTTTACCAAGACCCATTTGTACCGCCTTATTGTAGTTTTCTTCGTATTCATCACCGTAACATTCTTGTAATGGTTTGATACCAGCTTTAAGAATATCATTTGGACAAAATAAATACCAATCAGTATTACCTTTAACCGCTCTCATGAAGTTATCAGGAATCCATAGTGCTGTGAATAAATCACGAGCTCTTAATTCATCTTTACCTGTATTCTTTTTGATGTCAAGTAAATCAAAAATATCTTTGTGCCATGGTTCAATATAGATAGCCGCACTACCAGGTCTTCTACCTTGTTGATTGAAGAATCTTAACGACTCATTAACAATCTTTAAGTATTTTAATAAACCTCCTGCAAATCCACCCGAACTATTAATTCTACTTTCCTTACTTCTGATGTTAGACATTGATAAACCGATACCTGCAGCGTCTGAAGAATATGTTGAAATATCACTCAAGGTTTTTAATAGTCCATCACGAGAATCTGAATTATTATAATGTAACACACAAGAAGCCAACTGAGGAACTTTAGTTCCCGAGTTAATCATAATTGGAGTCGCTTTAGATATTAGTTGGTCAGACAATGACTTGTAATACTCAATCGCCTCCTCAAATGTATTAGTTACCCATAGAGCAACTCTCATATACATATGTTGCGGTCTTTCAACAACTTTACCATTAGGTAACTTTAACAAGTACATTTCAGTTAATGAACGCCATGCAAAATAATCAAAATCATAATCATTCTCATGATTGATAACCGCATCTATGTTATCCGCACCATATCTTTCAATGGTTTCAATAAGTTTGTCATGAACAATACCGTCAACATGTAACATGCTCATTGTATTTGAAAAACTTGGGTCAGTTTCTTTATGGTACGAAGATATTGCAACTGAAGAAGATAATCTTGAGTAGTCGTAGTGACTACCTGTATATGATGCTGCAATCTCACATACTAACTTATCCAATTCTTTAGTTGTAATAAAACCTTCAGTAGGAATTGACGTAATTACTTTGATGAAAATCTCATCAGAGTTTACATTTAATCCTTTCGCAGCTTTTTTAATTCTGTTATAAATTTTCTGTGGATTAAACACAACGTCCTCTCCCCCTCTTTTTTTAATCTTTAATGACATCATAATTTTATAATATTAAAAATTGTCGACAAATGAAATTGCCTCGTTTAATTTAGCTTTTTGGTATTCTACAGTTCTTCCCTCAAAGAAGTTACCTTTTGTTTCAATTGCAATTTGTTCCATGAATTTGAATGGTTGCTCAACATTAAATTCTTTTTTACATCCAAATTTAAGTAAAAGACCATCAACAACAAACTCAAGATATTGTTTCATTAAGTTTGAATTCATACCAATAAGTGATACAGGCAATGATTCAGTAATAAATTCTTTTTCAATCTCAAGTGCAGATAATAAAATTTCTCTAATTCTTTTTTCAGTTGGTTTGTTTTCTAAGTGATTGTTTACCAAATGGATTGCAAAGTCACAGTGTAAGTTTTCATCTTTAAAAATTAAAGTATTTGCATTACATAACCCTTGCATAATTCCTCTTGATTTTAACCAAAAGATTGAACAAAACGACCCTGAAAAGAAAATACCTTCAACTGCCGCAAATGCAACTAATCTTTCTTGGAATGAAGCATTTTCAATCCAATCTAAAGCCCACTTGGCCTTCTTTTGTACTGCAGGTAAGTTATCTAAAGCAGTAAAACATTTATTCTTCTCATCTTCGTTTGAAATATATGTATCAATCAAAAGTGAGTACATTAAGCTATGAATATTTTCCATAGCTAATTGCATACCATAAAAGAATTTTGCTTCAGGATATTGAACCTCTCTATAAAAGTTCTCAGCCAAGTTTTCATTTACAATACCATCTGATGCCGCAAAGAACGATAAAATGTTCTTAATAAAGTATTGTTCATTTTCTGAGAGATTACTCCAATCTCTGATATCTTCTGTTAAATCTATTTCTTCAGCGGTCCAAAACGCCGCTTGGTGCATCTTATAAAACTCCCAAATGTCATCGTGTTTAATGGGGAATATTACAAAACGCTCAGGATTTGTTATTAAAATTTTTTCCATGTTTTTTTTGTTTTTTTTGTTATGATTTTTTTGCTTCTCTTTCTTTTCTTTTTTCCAACAACTCCTTAACTCTATCTCTCTTTCTTTCCTCTTGATGTTCTTCAAAACCTAAGAATGTTACTGAACTCTCTGTGTCAATCTCCAAAAGTTCATTATTGAACTTACAGTTTTCAAACACAACACCATCTTTACCAATTCTTGACTTGGTGATTGCGATTGTCGCCAAGTTCATCTCCTTTTGTTGTAAAGTTTTTGCCACTGTTATGATTACGTGACCTACTTGAGCCTTCTTAATAGACCCGCCCATTTGGTCTGTAGTTACAACTTCTGATGAAATTGAAGACCTGTTACCTTGAGTTGCAGTCCAACCCACTAAAGACAATTCATGACACATTGCTTCAAACCCTCTCATTACTGAACCTTCAGCTTTCCACTCGTCCTTACTTGTACTTTCAGGTACCACACAATCAATATAGTCTAAAAGAACTAAATCAATCTTTTTACCATTGGCAATCATTTTTCTAATCTGATTCTTAATTTGAGACATAGACATTGAATCTGATGGTAATTTCTTTAGAATTAACTCATTCTTCATTGTGTTCTGAATTTCACCAAGCTTACTCATAACTTCTTCTTTGTGAAGAACCAAGTTATCAGGTTCAATCCCTGTCCAAAGGGTAAAATGTTTTCTTTGAACAATCTTTGGGTTATCCTC